ATTCATGTCGGGTGTCCTTTGGTCGGGTTTACTAAATGGACTTTATCACGTTGATTGCAGCGCGGATGACACTCGCATTAAACCTGTTTTGCTGGCCACCAACTGTTATGTGTGCTTCGTGCAACAATTCTAATTCGTCAAGCAAAATTGAGTGGTCAGGCTCGTCAGGTTTTGGCACGTGGTTTGGTCTAAAGATGTCATCTATAAACGTCTTAAATACTTTGTTGTATTTGTCGCTGTACGTTTCGGGATACATTGTTTCTCTTGTTTCTTGGCTTATGCCAGTTTCGGGATATGGAACATCAGCCATGTGTACTTGCCCACGCTGACCAGCCCACCATACTGTAAAGGTGTGCTGAGACTCTGAGATTGACTGACGGCACAAACAGATCGTCAAGGCTTGTAATAAAACCTTGCTCGATCAGCCACGCTTTGTGTTGACCGTTGATCTGCATTAAGCCGTATGAGCCGCCTGCCATGTCTTTGCCGTTGTATGCGTCTGGTGTGCATCGTGACTCTCTAAACATCACGCGCGCAAGCATGGGTGCTTGGTCTGCTGGCCAACCAGCCGTAATTGCGTCAGCCACGTATTGTGCACACCCTTTAGGCGCTTCAGTTGTGGTTGTGGTTGTTTCTGGCAACGTAGGCACAATGCTGATCAGGGTTGTGGTGATCTGCTCACCCGGCTGTAGTTGCCTCTCAGGCGGCTTACTAGCCCCCCAGAGCAACGTAAACGCCGCTAAACCACTAATTGCCCATGCACCTATTTTGATAACTAAATAACTCATTTTTTCTCCAATTGATAAGGCGTGCCCCAGCTGTCACCGACAGCGCTCTTAAACGCCAATTGCGCGTGCAGCACTTTGTCTGTTTCAGGGTCACGAAAGATTTGTATTAACACCATTTGCTCTGTGTCAAGTCTCGTGGTGTACACCTCGTAAACGTATGTTTTGGCATCTGCCATATTGCATCTCCCTTATCGCCGGTCATTTGACCTTAGGGTATTACTGTGGCAGTTCGGTGAATACCCTCTGAAACGCTTGTTTTACAAGGTTTGGCGCGTCTGCCATCTGTGGGTTTATCTCCACGTGTAACCAATCGCCACCCGGTGCGCCGTGTATCTCTGGTTTGCTGTACGACTTCCATGCTTGACGATCACAACGCCAACCACGCCCAAACGCTTTAGGGAAGTAATCGAGCACGCACTCAACACCTAACTCGTTTGCGTTGGCTAACACAATGTTGATGAACGCAATTGTGCCTTTGCGGTTTGCTTTTGGCTGTTTCTCTGACGGCCTATACGACAAGTCAACTGCTCGACCAGTGGCATGAACACTTAGATTTGTTGAGCCTCGCATATCGCGTATGCCCCAACTGCCGTTATTCCAAAACGCGCCACCGCCATGCTTTATGGCTTGCCGTATCCATTCATCCATGCCTGCACGTGGGCCAGCGGCTGCACCGTCACTGTTGCCTGTGTAGGGCTTTGACCCTATGACTTTAGGGTTGGCTGGTATTACTGCCATCAGCAGGCTTTCGCTTTAAGCCGTTAGCGGCAACTAAACCAGACAGTGTGCCGGTCATAAACACAGTCAATGTTGATAGCAAGTCAATAAATTGTGCATCGTTTGGTGATTGCTCTAACGGTTGAGTTACAAACAGCAACCCGTAAACAAAACCAATAACTGTGATTGCAAATGTCACTGCAATTGTGCAGCCGACAAACACAATCATGCGTGCGTGTAAATGCTCAATTTCTGCTTTGTCTTTAGTCATTGTCGCATTGCCTTATCGTTTCGCAGTTTGCTGGTAGTGCGCTGTTGCGTACAGTTTTTTTGCCTGCGTTTGTGCGTGTCGTTTCGCAGGCGGTCAAGGCGAGTGCAAGCATGACACTAGCCAAGTAGTAGCGCGGCTTCATCGGCTGTTATTCCTAACCGGTCAAGTACGGCTTGTCGAGCGCTGGCTTTGTCGGCTTCGGCTTTAATGTGCGCGTCTTGTTCGGTTTTCATTGTTGCCCACGCTTCGCAAGTTGCTTCATATTCGTCAGCATCTAAAACAATGTTTTCGCCGTTAACGCTTTTAGTCATTGTTGGGTTTTCTGTTTTAATTTGTGTTAAATACTGTGCTTTAGTAGTCATCATGCGCCCTCATAACTTCCCATAACCCAAATAGTGTCGCTAGTAGTCCAAGTAAACGGAACAGTGGAAGTAACCGCCCGGTCTTGGTCTTGTAATTGCACAGTGCCGCTAGGCGCATTAAGTTTTGTAAGTGATGTAGTGCTGCTGCGTGGGTCTGTTGCACCTAAAACTATTTGCGCGCTTGCGTCAAGAAATAAAACTTTTGTTACTGCGCCTTGCGCGGCGTCTGTTGACGCTGCCGTAACTGGCCAAGTAAAAGTAGGTTGTGTTCCCATGCTTGTTGTTGAGCCAAAAACAAGTTTTAACGAAAAGAAAACAGTTTTACCAGACTGCGAATATCGCGCGGTTTGTGTTGCGTTACCAACAGTCAAGTTTGTCCAAGTTGGTGTCCATGCCGCCCAATCTGTAGCGCCAACACTTGCCCACGCCGCGCCCGTGTAATACTGCACGACATCTGTGCTTTCCAAATAACAAAGTTGACCCTCTGCCAATACTTTGTTACTGCCACCAAACGCGGCATCTCTGGTTACTGAGGTCGAGAACACCGGCACGCCAGTGGCGGCACTGATGTTTTGTTGTGCTGCAGTTAGCACACTGTTTGCCACAAATAGTGGCACTGAGGTTTGCGCGTTTGCTCCCATAATTAGACTTTACCTTAACCTAGTGCGTTGGTGGTAGATAGCACACCAAACGTAATGTCATCTAAAATGAACTGGTCAAGGATGACGGTCGGCGATGTCCACAAAGTCATGCGGTGGCCTGTGTTCATGTCAATAACGTGATCTATGCCCTCAACTGCAAGGTCTTGGTTGACGCTTAGCGGCGTGCCGCTTGTAAATGTTTTTGTAATAGATACGGTTTGCCCAATTTCTATAGGTGCTAAAGCCGTTTTTTGTGCATCGGTAAGGCTGGCAAATGTGGTTGACACGCTGGTAAATCGTGGGCGCGGGTTTGGGTAAAGCAGGTAACTGGCAAGCGTGGCAGCTTGTGCGTCACTACTTAGCAGGCTGTCTGTAATTGCCTCTGTTTGCGTAAAGTACTGTGCAATTGAGGCAGGGTTGTTGGCGTTTTGTAATGTGCCACCAGACGCAATTGTGACGTTGGCATTGTTAATTACTGTTTGTTGGTCAAACTCTACGAGCACGGTGTCATACGGTGTGGCTGTGCCGGTGTCATCAAATGTGGCTGTTGGCGCTGCCAGTGTTGTGCCAATTCGCGGTTGAGCGGTCAGCACGTTTTCTCGATCACAGAAAATGCGGCCTTGTTCGGCTTGTTGTATGCGGTTTATGTAGGCGTTTACGTTTGTGCCACTAGGGATGGTGTAAGCGCCTAGCGTGGTCACTGGCGAGGCTGTAAGGCTTGTAGCGCCTGTGTAGTCTGCAGCGCTTAAAACGGCTGTAATGCGCGCTGACGAGCTTTGGCTAGTGGTCACGGTTTCGGGCACAAAACCCTGCGAAAGCACATAAGTGTTGTCGGCAGCAAAAATACTGTATGTGGTCATGCCAGCCATGTTGTAAGTCTGGTTAAACGTGGTCACTACACCTGTAAAAAGGTACTCACCGTTACGGCTAAGCCTGATTGGGCGCAACGGGGCTAGACCCGGCTGATCTGTCAACGTATTGTAATAAACGCTAGATGTGTTTAGCGGGTCATAATCACGGTTGCCTACTGGCACGCTTATTGACACAGACATTACGCCTGGCCCAAACACGTCTAACGGTTTATGGCGGCCTCGACTGATCGTAATGTTTTGCACCACGTCTGTAATGTCGTTGTAATCCTCGCCGTCACCGTCAAGCACATCAGGGCCGTTAAGTGTTGACTGGTCTAAATAAAATGCTTCGCCGTCATAACCGCTAGACAACTCTAAAAGGTATGTGCCGCCAGTGATAACAGTTGAGCCGGGCATAACTAAAACTCTGCAAAGCGCACAGGGCCGTAAACCTGTGTGTATTGATTTATTGCGTCAACAACAGACTTGCCTATTTCGGCGCTAGTTGAGATACCGCCAGACACGTTAATTGTTACATTGCCGCCAGTGCGCGCCGCAATACGTTCCGCGTTACCAAATGTTGTAAGCGCGTTTAGTCCGCCGCCAAAACCGGGCCCTTGACTACCGCCACCGCGACCACCGCCACCGCCACCGACACTTGCCATAGGTGCACTAGGACTAGGCATAGACGGCATAGCCGGCATACCTGCAAGCACTTGACCTACACCGCCCTCACGCGCTGCACCAGACCCAACAGCCGCTGCAGTGCCG